GAGAACCGCGCGCCCCCTCTTGTTGCCGTGCGTGAAGGGGGGGGGGGGCCTTGTTCTACCCTCAGGCGATCTTACGGATCACCAAGTCATGCACATACAGGACCGGGATCGGCGCCTCTAGCCATACGCCCCACATATCACCGATCTTCCCATCCACCTTCTTGGGCTCAATGTCGAGCTCCAACACCTGATGCTCGCCCTTGCGAACCTCCAGGGTGGCGACCTTCGCCCCAGAGTCAGCCTGGGCCGGATGCCCCTCCTCCTGGAAGCGGCGCACCGTATACAGGTTCGCCTGCCCAGTCTCCGCACCGAAGTTCCCGCCCGGGAACGAGTAGCGGAGAGTCATGTGCCACTTCCCGGCCGAGGGGCGCAGCTGCTCGAGGCCCGTGGAGAGAATCTGGTGCTGGAAGTCCAGTCGCACCCCGTCCCCGGTCTCGGCGGCGTTGATCTTCGGCCACTCACTGATCGGCGGGAACAGGTCATCCGCATGGGAGATAGCCCGCTCCGTGCGCACAATGACCGTGCCGAGCGGTGTGTCCGCCGGGACCGCCTGCCCCTTGTCGAGGCGCAGCACGCGAGGGAACACGGCCAGGTTCTTGGCGAGGGCCTGAGTCAGCTCCTCAGCGTGCTCAGCGATCCGCTTCGTGGCCTCACCATCGGCCTTCGTCTGCTCCGCCGCCGATCGAGTGGCGCGGATGCTGTCACCCATTGCAGCCACCTGAGCCTTAGTGGCATAAGCGCCGTCGGCGACCTCCTTAGTGAGGGCCTTACCTGCAATCACCTTGGCCTCTACAGCATCCGCTGCGGCTTTACCGGCTATCGTGCGAACCTGCTCAACCTTCACGTCGACAGCATCAACGTCAGCCTTCGTTGCCTTCCCGGCCACCTCCTCCTTCGTTGCCAGCTTGGAGGTGTCAACCTGGGGTGCCCCGTCGTTGACCTTCACCCCCGACGCGCCAATGTTGATGGTCACCTGCGACGGCAGGCACTGCCCCTGCTTCTCCTCTGACATGCGTCTCCTTACGCCTGGAACTCGATACTTGCTGGCACCTCGCGGGCACCATCCCACACGGTGATCGTGGCCGCAGACTCACTAGCCCCATCCCACACGGTCACCGGCTGCGCCTTGACGGGCGTCTCGTAGATCTTCAAGGACGAGATCGCAGCCTCCCCCGATCCGGCCGGGACGGCGATTGATGGAAGCCACCTGGGAGCCGTACTCGCGGGCAGCTCAACCTCCGCCACCACCTTAGTCTGCCCCTGCGGGAGCGTGACGGTAGCGATGTCGAACGGCCCATTGATCTTCACCTTGCTGTCGTTGAACCAGTTCACGCGCAGGTCCAGCCGGGACTCGGAGGTGTCCCGGTAGTCGATCTCGAAGGTGAACTTCCGGGACCCCGCAGGCATTGCCGCACTGTCGTAGGGGGTGGTGGACGCCCCGGCAGGGAGAGTAGCACCATCACCCTGCCGGACGCCCTTACTGCGCCACCACGCCCCCAGAACCGGGAAGATACTGTCTGCCACTATGCGTCCTTCCTGACGATGATCGTGCCCGCCGGAGTGCCCGACGGGACCTGCTCATGCTTACCGAGCGAGAGCACCTTGGGTCGCGAGCGCAACTCCTCCACCTCAAGCTTCAGCGGCAGGTAGCCCTTAAGCCACGGCACCACGAGCTCGAGGACGTGCTGCGACGGCGGGTTCGCGTAGGGGTTACCGACCGGCGCCCACTGACCGCCCCGCTGCGGGTCCTCGCGCAGCTGCCCGTCCGTGATGTACAGGTGGGCGATGCCGAGATTGTCGGCCTTGTCGAACACACTCTTGTAGTTCTCGCTGGTGACTCCGTGGACGACGGCCCACCAGCGGGTCGAGGGGTACGCCTTCATGTGGTCCGGGAGGATCGGGGTGCCCGGGTCTTCGACCAGGAACGCGGCGGCGTCCTTCTCGAACATCATGCACACGTCGAAGTCGAGCTTGCACATGTCCTCGGAGATATTCGACCCCGAGTTGATGACGATGAGGAACTCCTTGCCATACTTGGCCCTGATCTTGTCGATGAGGGACTTGTAGGCAGGGATGCGTCCAGCCTGGGCGCCCCAGCCGTTGATGGCCTCGTCAAGGAACACGCCCTGACAGACGTCCCCGTACTGGGTCTTGGCCTTATCGATCTGGGAGAGGATGTACGCCTCGGTGTACTTGTCCACGTCCGGCACGTTCGCGCGCCCCGGGTCACCAGCCGGGAGTGTGGCGGCGAGGTACTGGGTCTTCACATAGAACACGGCCCGCTTCGCCCCAGCAGCGAGCGCAAGCTCGGCCTGCTTCTGGAAATCGACGTTGAACTCATCCCAGTTTCCGCTGTTACGGTTCAGGATGACGATACCGAGGGAGCCCGCGAACTTAAGAATCTGCGCCCACTTCGAGGTCTTTCCAGGCTTGCCGTCCTCGTAGTAGTCGGGCCAGAAATAGGTGACGGGGGAGTAGTACCGCTCACCGGGCTTGAATGGGGTGATGGTCTTGCTGAGTGCGTCTACGCGAAGAGTGAGCGCGTTCGCCGCCTCCAGGGTCTCATACTGTGCCAGGAAGCGCTCTAGGTTCTGCTGCTGGACGAAGGTGCTGTAGGCGTCGTCCCGGGTGAGGTAGGAGGAGAGGTCTACGTGCCCGCCAGCCTGCGCCTGGCTCAGCTCTGCCTTGGTGGCGTAGGTGGTGGCGGCCTCGGTCTTCGGGAGAGCCGCGTCGGCGATAGCCCGGGCGTTGCGGATACTGTCACCCATGGCCGCAACCTGCACCTTCGTCGAGTAGGTGCTGGCCGCGGTGGCGGCGGTGAGGTAGGAGGAGAGCTCAGCCTTCGACGCATACTTGCCGTCCGCCGTGGAGGCGGTCACATACTGACCGAGGTCCGTCTTGCGGGCGTACTTGCCGTCAGCGTCCGTAGCGGTGACGAATCGGGAAGTGTCTGGGACAGTGGGGATGGAGCCCTTCACGGCCTCGAGGGCAGACTTCGTAGCGTAGGTTGAGGATGCCTCATCCTTCGAGAGGGCGGCGGCGGCTGTGGACTTCACTCCCTCGATCTTCGCGCCCAGAGCGTCGTCAGCCTGCCGCATCTCCGTCTTCGTGGCGAACCCAGACAGGTCGGGTGCAGCCTGCCCGCCCCCACCGAGCTGGGCCTGCGCAAGGGCCGCCTTCGTCGCATACGTGGAGGCCGCGTCCTCAGACTTGAGGTAGGCGCCGAGGGCCTCTTTGGTCGCATAGGTGTCAGCGACCGCCTTGCTGGTGGCGTACTGGGTGAGTTCACTCTTGGTGGCCGCCGCAGTGGCAGTGGAGTCGATGCGCTCACCGAGCTTCCGCTCAGTCGCCAGCGCCTCCTCCTTCGTGGCGTAGGTGGAGGCCGCCTCAGCCTTCGGGAGCGCCCCATCGGCGGTGGCCTTCACGACTGAGATGCGAGACGACAGGGCGTCATCCCCGCGCGTCACCTCCTCCTTCGTCGCCAGCGTCGAAGTATCCACCTGGCGTCCCTCAGACGCCTTGCGCAGAGCCTCCAACTCCGCCTTAGTGGCGAACGTTCGGTCAGCCTTCTCCGTGCTGTACCATGTCAGGTTAGTCATTCGTCCTCCATGCGAGTACTCCATCCCCGACCTCGATGACGTCGGGTGCGTTGATTGCTTCCAGGGTGCCGTCACCAACGTCGCGGACACGTCGACCATCACGGTCGGACGGACCCTCCACTGCCACCCCGGAGAAGATGTCTACGAGATCAACCTCGGTCCCTGCGATGATTCGGGCGTCGATGCAGCGGGTGAGGCCGGTGTCGCCGGGGATGTTGACGCACACCCGGTAGTTCTGTTCCCCGTCAGACAGAGTTGATGGGGCTGCGATGTTCAGGAATGGGTCACCGTCGTGGTTGACGAGGATGCCGTCGGGGCGGAGTCGACCCCCGGCGTAGTGGACTATGAGGGCGCTCGTGGCGTCAACCTCGACGCCCTTGTACTGAGGGAGCGGGTCAAACGTGACTGTCCCCATGCGGCCTAGACCCTCAGGGCCGACCACCTTGCCTGTGATGCGTGCGTACCCCTGGCTCACGAACTCTCCTGACGCCGATTCGTTACAACCTTCACTCTATCAATCCGATCATGAAGGTTAGATACCTCATCGTAAAGGTGAGCTCTGTCAGTGCGCGCATCGTTCCTGACGCCCTCAACCTGCCCCTCCAGGCCCTGGAGCCTGCGAGACTGGTCGCTCACGCTATCCCTGAGTGCCCCCACCACCTCAGTGAGGGCATCCATCTTGGAGGTCAGGTCATCGAAGCGCATATCTAGGTCGTCTCGCAGGTTGGTGGAGTGGTTGTTGTGCACCCCCTCGGATGCAGATTCAGCGGCGTCGGCTGCGCGAGCGACATGAACCCCCAGGCGCTCCAGCCGCTCCTCATTCAGTGCCTGCTGTCTCTTAAGCCTACTTGCGAGGCGAGCAACCAGCGCAGCCAGCAGCGCGACCGTAGCCGCAATGAGATCAGGTGACGCGAGTATCTGGCCTATCGGCAGGACGCTATCTACTGGCGGCCGCGGCCACTGCGCTCGCGGGAGGGGGAGTGTACTCGCCGGGCGCCGTGGCGATCGCCTTGTCCGTCTCCTTCGCGTCAGCGAGGGAGGTCAGGACGCTCGCCAGGACGGCGGTCGCAGCGATACCGAGCGCACCCTTCCAGTCAATGTCGAGAATGCCGACACCCACAACGAAGGTAGCAAGCAGGGACTGGGCGAAGGTCTTCACGGCACGGTCGAAGACGCCATACCAGAATGAGGCGCGAGCGTAAATGCTCATGCACTCACCTCTTTCAGGAACAACTAGGGGGCAGGACTTCCGCCCCACCCCCTAGTTTACACTGCGTCAAACGCGGTCACATAAGCCGGAACGACCCCGGGCGCGAGCGGTTCAGCGCCTCCTGGAGGGCCGCCCACGTGGCCTCGCCAGGCTCACCGTCCACGTAGTCACCGAACGACCAGCCCGCAGCGAACCGGTTCCACATGTCCGGCGCGACTGGCTTCACCCAGCACCACGCCCAGTACTGGAAGACGCGCACCACATGGGAGTCCCAGCCTCGATCCTCGGCCAGCTTCCCCGAGCCGGTGAGCATCTTCTGGGAGTGCTCAGGGACCGTCTTGTTCAGGTAGCGGCGCAGGTTGGCGACAGCATAGAGCTCGTTGTAGCCAGGGGCAAAGACGTCGATGAGGCGCTGCACCGTGGCGGGCCCGTATTCGCCGTCCACCTCGAGCGCGCCCGACGTCGCCACGGGGGCGGGGGCGCCGGAGATGACCTGGCCGCCACCGATCATTCGATCCCACGTAGCGCGGTCGCGCAGGCGGTTCAGGTCAAGAGTCCCGTTATAGCCGGGTAGCCTACCGTCCTCCGTGTACTGATGGATCAGCGGGGACCCCCAGTAGGAGACCGATGGAACAGCCGGGTCGCTGTAGGAGGCGCCGTAGTCCGAGTAGTCGGGGCCGCCCGCGTACCAGAGCGGGTACTCGCGGGCCACAGCCGACCAGTCGTAGCCATTCAGGGCGCTGCTGTTCATGTAGATGCCGGGCGTGGAGCCAGTCATACCCTTCACGGCATCGAGGAAGGTCTTCGCCCAACCCGGCCCCTGCTCGACGGCGTTCGCCTCCCAGTCAAGCCAGAGAGTGGCCTTACCCACATAGCCGCGCACAGCGTCCACGAAGTAGCGGGCCTGGGCGGCCGCATCACCGGGGCGGGCGAAGTGGTAGAAGCCCAGGCGCTTACTGGCCCCGAGCGTGGCGTTAGCCTGCGACCCCATGTACGGGTTCGCATAGTCGTCATCCTCGGTGGCCTTGACGATCACGAAGTCCGCCCACAGGGCAGCCACATTCAGGCCCGCCTGGTGGCTGGAGATGTCGATGCCGTGCGCGTGCGCGGGGGCGCTCGGAGCGGCAGTAGATGCGACCGCGGGCTTAGCCTGGGCGGCCTGCCCCTTACGGAACTCAGGCCACTGGCTGAGGAACTTCCCCTCGTCGAAACGATGGCAGCTAGTCCACGCCCCAGACTGGGTGTGCGGATGACTGGAGTAGCGGACGGTGCGCGTCTCCCCCCCGGTCTGGTCACCGAGGTAGCCGTCGATGCTCCCATCCTCAGCGATCCACGCCTCGGACACGAGGGGGTCAGGCCCGTCCTCGACGGCGATGACCACGTGCCCCCTGCCGCCCTCGTTTGCGGCGGAGAGGATCACGTCACCGACACGGAACCCGCCCTGAGGGGCGAGGTCAGAGTCGTTCCACGGGACCTCATTGAAGCCTCGAGCCTCCAGGCCAGGGCGCATATTGCCCGTCCAGTGGTCATTAATCTCGGGGAGGGCGGCATGACCCCAGGCGGCCCCATAGGTGTCGTGGATGCCGTAGCAGACGGCTCCGCACACTAGGCTGGAGCAGTCCGCGTTCTGGGGGGAGGACACGTGCCCCTCCCAGTTGGCGTTGGCGTACCAGGTTCGCCGATCGGGCTGGCTGTAGCCCACGTTCTCCTGGTCGCAGATTCGGCGGGCGATACGCGCCGCCACAGACTGAACTGTCACTTACTCTCCTTCGTCTTGACGATCTCTTCCTCCAGAGCAGCGGCCCGCTGCTCTGCGATCACTGCCCGGCGCGTCAGGGCGGCGATCTCGGCCGTGAGGGCGTCGATCACCGCGATGGCGTCTACCTGCGGCGCTTGGGGTGTCATAGATCCTCCTGAACTTCCTCTGCTGGGGGTGTCTTGGGTGGCGTAGGCGAGGGGCCGTAGCCTCCACGGCCATCATAGGCGACGGCCTGACTGTCCTCGCCGTCCTGAGCGGTAGCTGGCGGGAGTACCCACGCCGGCTCCTTGGAGCGGTCCCTGAGGGACACGGTGTCAGTCTTCTCGTCCCACTCGTCGATCTGGCGGGCGCCCTTAACGAGGACGGCTACTGTCTCGCCGGGCTGGCCGGATACCTCTACTGACCATGGAGCCGCGTCAACTCCGTAGCCCGTACGGATCAGCCGGGCCGATGCTGTCGAGGACGTGAGCACGATCCATGGCGCCGTCGGCGAGGCGATCTTGGGAACGTAGTCAGGTAGCACCCACGTGGCACGCCCAGTCGAGTCGAGCTCGACGTTCTCCCAGTACTCAATCCCGTCATACGGGGACTCTGTGGAGGCGTGCTGGAGCATCATGTGGCGCTTCTGCCACTCGCCGGGTACGCGCATGATGAAGTTCTTGCCGCCTACGGCGCGGAAGCCGTCCCTGTCCACGACTACCTGGTGGCTTCCGTCCCAGCTGAGGACCACATTGGTGGTATTCCCCCAGACGGACCTCAGTGCGCTGTTCTGGGAGCGGAGCCGAAAATTGTCTCCCTGGATATACAGGTGTGAGTCGTAGCCGCCTACGGTAATGGATGCACTGTAGTCGTTTACCTGAATGTTGCCCTTACCTGCCGCCCCCGCACCGAACCCTGTCCTGCTGAGGTTCATTTGCCAGGTGGAGGTCTTCCCCGAATACACGGATAGCCCGCTTGTGGCCATCCTCATGTTGGGGGTGCCATTATCGTAGCTCGATGGCGCCTGTAAGTAGAGGATGCCTCCAGAGACAGAGGGGTCTTCCTTGAAGGTGATGAGCGCCGGGTACTTGTACGGGAACACCTTGGAATTCATGGAGAGGCCCACGCCCCAGCGATCCCCGCGCTGGCCGACGTCGTTACCGGATATATTCTCCACGATGTCGATAAACTGGGCGATCGACCACGAGTCCTGGATGCCGACCTCGCCGAGCACCTTCACCCTGCCTGTGGCTGCGTCCACCTCGAATGAGGTTCCCCTGCCGTTTGACGTGTAGGCCCGGATGCCTGTCGAGTCGATCTTGATTCCGCGCTGGTTGTTGCGCTCGGTCTGGATGGTGGCGCCGGTGATGACCTGTCCGTCGATAGCGCCGCCCTGGATGTTAGAGGCGTTGACCGAGTTGGCGGCCAGCATGCCTGCCTTGATCTGCTCGAACTCGCCCGCCCCGGCAGTGACAATCTCGGTCCACACGTGGTGTGCGGTCGCGTTCACGAAGGAGGCGTTACCGGTCACGGTGAGCTGGTCGGTCGTGATCTCCAGGAAGCGGCCAACGTCGGAGGCGATCTTCCGGGCGGTGACCTCGGCGATGCTGGCCGAGCCCGCGGTCAGCTTCCCCACGTCGAGGTTGCTGATCTGCTCGCTGGTGACCTTCATGCGCTCCCAGTTGGCGCCGTCCCAGCGCCACTCCGCCACGATGTCGAGGGTCTGGGCATCCTGTACGCGGCAGGTGTCGCCGACGGACTGACCATTGAAAGGCGGCACAGTGTCAGGCGTACCCCGAATGTAGGACACCTCACCCATGGATGTGCGGATACGGCGCACGGTGGACTCCATGGTCGCTGCCGTGAGCTTGGAGATCGTCTTGGAGTAGCCGTCTCCGGCTTCCTCCCAACGCCACCCTTTCGGGGAGTAGACGATCTTCGATCCGGGGGCGGTGCGGGAGTTGGTCGGGGAGGATTGGCCTAGTGCGGCGAAGCCTGGGGTGGTTACGTACTGCCCGCCACGCCCACCCTCGGGGGCGTCCTTCCAGTTCTCGGGGCCTGCCATCAGGAGACCTTAATGATGTAGGGGAGCCCAAAATAGGGGGTGCGGATGTCAATGGTCTCGCCGCGCCCCACCTCGGTAGCGATCGGGGATCGGTCGGCGCGGTTGTTGCCCGTGGAGGTCAGGTACGTGTAGCCCCCATTTCCAATGCCGATATCCTTGTCTGCTTTCCGGGCCTGGAAGCGGGCGTTAGAGTCCGCCACCTCACCAATTTCGTGAGTGTGTGCAGGCATCTGATTGATGGTGAGGTTGATACCCTCACGGCCGCCCCTGGACCCGATGAGGTACTGGGAGCCCTCACTGGAGCCGACAATGCCCCTTCCTCGAATGTCGGGGATGCGGAAGTTGGAGGTGGATGTCGACCCGTAGGTGGTGCCGATGGCGGCGAACAGCTTGCCGTAGGCGTTGCGGTCCAGTACGCGACCATCGCAGCGCATCCACCCCTCGGGGTCGCGCTCAGCGCCGAACATGGTGATGGTGCCGACAGGGATTGCCTTCTCCAGCATTGTGCGGATGCCCTGGGCGACCGACTGGACCTGCTTCATAATCTCGGCTGGCTGCCCTGCGACCACTCCTTCGAGAGTAGTTACCCCTCGTGTGGCGGCGGAGATGCCATCCTCGATCCTTGTGAGGTCTGCTGCGGTAATCCGGGTCTCGTTCGCCCCGAATCCATCCCGCCACTGCTTGGGGGCCACATACTCCTGCATTATTTATCCCCTTCTGCCCTGAGGACGAAGATTCGCCCGTCTGGCGCGATCCACATGCTGGACCCTATTACCCCATCATCCGGGGGAACTGGCCCCGACGAGACAAGATTGACGGCAACCTGAGTCATCGCCTCAGTAAGATGCTGCATCTCCCTCAGTGTACCCTCGCGCGCAGCCTGCTGCATAGCCGAGCTACCCTTGAGCTTATCTTCCACCTTCTTAGCGATGGCATCGGAGTCGATCGACTGCTCGAGAGTGATGCGCGCCTTAGGGCCCCATGCTGACTTGTTGCCCATGCGATCATACGACCTAAGGCACACCTCGTACTCGCGCATCTCCAAGCCGACAACCGATGTCCGCTGCATCGGGGCGATCATGTCTGCCGTGCGCCCCTCGGCCGCGCCCGGGAGCTGCACGGACCCCTCGACGCCCGCGAAGGCCGCAGGCATGTTCTGGCCGTCCCTGCCCGCGC